GACTTTGTTGCAACTGGAATTGCAAGTGTAAGTTCTGGAATCGTTACTGATATCACCTTGACTTATGCTGGATATGGTTATCTAACTTCTCCAGGAGTTACTCTTTCAGCACCAACTGGTGTAGCAACTCAATTTACTGCTACTGCAATATCCAAGATAAATGGAGATGGCAAACTCAGCGAAGTTGAAATAACAGATAGAGGAATAGGATACATTTCCAATCCAACTGTTAGCATATCTGCCCCATTAGGACAAACTCCAGAGGGTTATGGAAGTGTTGGTGTTGCAGGAACAGTTATTTCAATAACTCTAACTAAGACTGGTGTTGGTTATACAGAACCTTCAATTGTATCGATATCAAATACCGTGACCGATAGAGATTTCGCTACTGGATTTACAACAGCAATCGGAGAAGTTGTATTAAATGAAATTGATAATAGAATAGATAGTGTAAAAATAATTAATCCAGGATCGGGTTACTTAACTCCTCCAGTTGTAACTATTGGAGATGCTCCAATTGCTGCTGGTATTGGTACATTCTGGTTTAATGAAGTTATTACTGGTTCGACATCTGGTGCAACGGCAAGAGTTAAGCGTTGGGACGGCGAAGAGGGAATTTTACAAATTTCGATCGAAAATGGCACTTTCCTAGATGGAGAGCGAGTTGTTGGATCTTCTTCATCCGCTATATATGTTGTCGATTACTACATAAACAAGAGAGATGTACCTAAGATTGCATCTGTCGCAAATATTGATGATTATGAGCAAAATGACGAGATAGAATTTGAAGCTTATCAAATTTTAGACTTTACTGAGAAAAATCCCTTTGGAAATTACTAATGCTAGGAAGCCATTATTACCACGAAATTATTCGTAAAACTATCATATCTTTTGGAACGCTATTTAATAACGTTTCAATTAAGCACTATGATAAAGATGATCAGAACGTCATTGATGAGATGAGAGTTCCTTTGGCATATGCGCCAAGGCAAAAGTTTCTAGCAAGATTGACTCAGCAGTCTGAGTTGAATAAGTCTGTTGCGATTACACTACCAAGAATGTCATTTGAGATGACATCTCTTCAGTATGATCCATCTAGAAAGACTGGTGTTAGTCAGACTTTCAAGGCATTAGAGGGAGAAAATCTTAGAAAGGTTTTCATGCCTGTTCCTTATAATATAGGTTTTGAACTAAACATTTACTGTAAATTGAATGACGATGCTCTACAAATTGTCGAGCAGATTTTACCTTATTTTCAACCAGCACTGAATGTTACTATTGATCTAGTAAGTTCTATTGGAGAGAAGAGAGATACTCCTATTGTACTGAATAGTGTTTCTTTTGTAGACGATTATGAAGGCGATTTCACTACAAGAAGAGCACTAATTTATACCCTTTCATTTACTGCCAAAACTTATCTGTTTGGTAAGGTCAGCGATAATTCTGACGGTCTTATCAGGAAGGTACAAGTTGATACTTATACAAATACTGATCCTATCACCGCTAAGAGGGAGATGAGATATACAGTAACTCCTAAAGCGAAAGAAGATAAGAATAATGATGGCGTAATTAATACTGTAGATGATGCACTAATAGGTCCACAAGATGACTTTGGATTCTCTGAAGGATTTGAATTCTTCACAGATGGTAGAAGTTATAACATTGGCCAAGACGCTGACCTTTGATTGATAAGTTATGTCGGATGAATTTGAAAGTCTAGATCTTGCTCTGAATACCGAGTCAAATATTCAAAAACCACCTGCTAAAAAGACAGAGATTGTCAAACCTGCAGGTGATGATATTAAAAAAGACTATGAGTACACCAGAGCAAATTTGTACTCTCTGATTGAAAAAGGTCAGGAAGCAATTAATGGAATCATGGAATTGGCGGGAGAAGGTGCCAGTCCAAGATCATATGAAGTCGCTGGTCAACTTATCAAAAACGTTGCTGATACAACAGATAAGTTGATGGAACTTCAGAAAAAGATAAAAGATATTGAGGATGAAACAACTAAATCAACTACAAATAACGTAACTAATAACGCATTATTTGTAGGATCTACCTCAGAATTATCTAAATTACTAAAACAAGGATTCCTAAATAATAATACACCAGAATCATAAACAAATGTCTGATGTGAATGAGGAAGGACTGCGAAAGTGGTTCGGACAATCAAAATCTAAGGACGGAAAATCTGGTTGGGTTGATGTCGTAGACGGAGATGCATGTGCTAGGGAGAAGGGGGAAACCGCTACTCCAAAGTGCGTATCATCTGCAAAGCGTGCATCAATGAGTAAAAAGGAGAGACTTGCTGCACAAGCAAGAAAACGTCGCAAAGATCCTGGTCAACCAGATAAATCTGGAGCGGCAAAACCCACATACGTCAAAACTGATTACACACCTGATGGCGACATGGATCTTCAAGAAGTAAAAGATAAACCAGGCAAAGGCAGCGGAACAAAAGATGCCTGCTACCACAAGGTCAAATCGCGCTATAAAGTTTGGCCAAGTGCTTATGCTTCTGGAGCTCTAGTAAAGTGTCGCAAAGTTGGTGCTGCTAACTGGGGAAATAGCACTAACGAAGAAAAAGATCACGAAGTTTCAATGGCTCAATCTCAGTTAAAAAAATCTGAGAGGAACATCGCTAAACTAAAAAAAGCTTTAGGTAAGAAAGAAAAAAATATTCCTGCTTGGGTTCAAGCAAAAATTACAGATACTGAACATAATACGGATGCCGCTGCTGGTTACATGGATGAGCAAAGTTGCCCTATCTGCAACTGCGATCCATGCCAGTGTTTAGAGGGAACTCTAAAAGAGGGATCCAAAAAATGTTGGAAAGGTTATGAAAAGAAAGGGACTCAGAAATTGTTTGGTAAAACTTACAATCGCTGCGTGAAAAAAGAGTCCGTTTCTATTGAAGATGCGAATGGAAATTCGTTTATAGAATTCATTGACTTAATTAAACCTGAACCCCTAAAACCATCTAAACCTGTCATTCAGGTTCAAGAAGGTAACCCAAGCATGGATATTAATCCTGGTGCCCACAAAAAACTCCAGAAGATGAATAAGATTAGAAATCTTATGGATAAGGGCACTGGCGGCGAAAAAGGTGCAGCAGGTGCTGCACTACAGAGAATGGGTGGTGGAGTCAATTTACCTTTGGCGAAAAAAGATAGCGAGAAGAAACTTCAGTTAGCGCATCACGAAGTATCGAACTGGAGAGCAGAACTTGCAGAACAGTCACCAAACTGGCCCCCAGAAGGACCAGGAAAAAACAATTCAAGAGTTAAAGAAGTTAATGTTTCTGATGCAACAGCATCGAGCGAAGAGATTAGAAATGCCAACTCACGACCAATCTTTGATCGAGTAATGGAAGATTGGCAGAAAGTCAACAAGTCAGATAAAACTGATGGTATGAGTCCAGCAGCAGTCAAAGCATATCGTCGCGAGAACCCAGGTTCCAAACTTAAGACTGCTGTAACTGGAGATCCAAAACCAGGCAGTAAAGATGCTAAGCGCAGAAAATCATTCTGCGCTCGTTCTGAGGGTCAAAAAGATATGCATAACATCGATTGCTCAAAAGACCCAGATAAAGCAATTTGCAAAGCCCGCCGTCGTTGGAAGTGTTGATCAATGAAAAGTTTTCAAGAATTTTTATCCGAAAGCATCACCATCAATGGTGATTTTAACGGAACCCTAAATGTAGGTGGTTCCTCACAACCAGAACAGGCACAAGAGTCCTTCTTTGCCGATGTTGTCTGGGAAGGAAAGATGTATCGTCTAGAAGTAGAAGGTGCAATGATTTCTAAGAATGAACTCGCAGAACAGATTCAGGGAGAATATCCTGGTGCCATTGTTCATAATGTTTATCCTGGTCAAGTAAATACTTCTAGAATCAAAAACGCACAGAGATATCAACCAGAAAGATTAAGTTGGAGTGACTGATGGGATTTAGGAATTATATTTGGGATGAAGAATTTAACCTAAATGTTTCTCGCGGTAAGACACGAGGTGCATCACAAATTCACAAGTTCGGTGCAACTCCTTCACAATCAATCAATACAACTGCATCTATATGGGATAAGGGAGATACACTTTATCCTTGGAGTGCGTTTGATACTGCTGGAGTTCTTGTAGGAGCACAAGTCGGTGCGGATGATAATGGTAAAGTCGTAACTATTATAGGTCTTGATGAAAATTTTGAAGAAATTTCAGAAGACTTTACACTTTCCAGTTCAGGAACAGTTACAGGAACTAAGACATTTAAGAGAGTATATCGTGGTTATGTTTCTAGT